CGGGGAGTTATCAAGAGAACCCTTGCGGGCCATCTCTTGGTTCCGACTTTGATCTCCAAGGTCAAGTCCGGCGTTGAGAAGGTTACTTCTCAATACCTGGTCTACACCCTTTTGAACAAAGCCGGTCCATAACGGTTCGATGGCAATACTACGGTGAATAGTCACCTTCTTTGGCACGAAGCTTAATTTGTTGTAGTCCACTATGCTTAGACGCTCAACGTATTTTTCGAAAATACGTGAGTAATCTAGGTTGTATAGTGCGTTAGGTCCATTACGTTCGAGCAAAAGCTCTTGATAATGGAAGTTACGCATTATACCACCAAAAGCGTGGTGGATAGCGCCGGGTGTAACAGTCCAAACTTCTGTCGTTAATTTCTTAACAACATGAGTAAGGTCACCGTGTACACCTAGAGAGGCGCCTGAGCCGAAGTCACTATTACGGAATACCAAGTTGTATGGAACATGAGAGCCAATTACGGATCTTATGTAAGCCATGGCCAACTTCCCCTCCTTCCTGAAGCGATCCCGTGAGGGGTCGATCATGAAGTGAGAAAACTTCCTATTTATCCTACTGTTTCTCCTCTCGGATTTACAGAAAGACTCGTAGGCAGCTTTCTCGGGATCTAAACCAAGAGGTTTAGGGTTCCAAGGGTATTTTCCTATTAATAGCGCAAACTGATTTGCGACGAAATGTTCGTCTGCATCCAAATACTTCTGTTTGGACAAAGAATCAGACAGGGCGATAAGAGTCTTATAGTCCTTGCGGCGCAAAGCGTCGGAAAGGGGTTTAAGGAACTCATATTTCCTATTGCTCAGGAACAACTTAGCAAGAATCTTCCCATAGAGAGGAAAACTATTGCTCTTCAGGCGCTTGTTCTCCAAGCGTAGCTGATTTTGGGACTTTGATACTTTGCTTCTGGGGTTCATCACGAATCTCCGAAGGGCGCGACTTCCCAATAACTGGGATGAAGGCGAGAATGATAACCGCTGTCACAAAGAGAGCGGCAAGGGCCAAGACGTCACGCAAGGCGCAACAGTGTCAGTAAGACACAAGTTGCGACTTGACATGCGTCTTGAACGTGGCAGAAGCCACGAACGCGCCCAGGTCATTCAGGTAAGTATCAACGTCAGCTCCAGCGATCCCAACGGGAACTGCCAGGGAAACATCCCCGATCAGGTCCCGCGAGGGTTCGAGAGCCCCCGTAAGCGTATGCGTACGGGTCAGCTTCGCGGAGGTGCGGCCAACACCGGAACTCGTGGAAGTTTTCTTGGGGGCCACGCGGCTCAACTTTGCGTAATCCTTGACGGTTACGGTATGGTTGGGACCGGCATAGCCGACAGAATCCTTCTGGAACGAGTCGGCGTTGTACGTTTTTGCGTTGATTGACAGTGACATTAAGACACTCCAGGTTGGTTGAGCCAAAGGGACATGTTTTTCCTCTGGCGGTACGTTGGATAACGTACTGGTTGTGGCCCGATAAGATTGTGAATCTTAACGAACCGGGAGGCAATCAGAGCAACAGCATCTGCCATCCGCGTCATTTTGTCGAACTTAAAGTCCGATTTCATGACGAGGCCGGGAGCGCTGAGACCCTGACGAGTGCTGGTTTGTCTAACGACGGCACAAGTGCCGCCGAAAGACCCCG